ATTCTGTATGACCGTAGGATATTCAAGCGGTGAAATCGTACTTGACCGATACTTAGCCACTACGCGATATGGGAACTGCCCAGAGTCAATAACCGAAAACGTAGAGAAGTCCAATCCCTCTCCGTGACTAACATCAACAGTGATCGTGTAGATATGATCTGGCTCTGGGTTTCGATACACATCAAGTTGCCCTGCTGTTGAGATAGGGTCAGAAAATGGCATCGCTTTGAGCTTTGTTGCGTTAATCAGCGTGTTCTGAGAACCGACGAACTCGCACTCAAACTCCTGCGCGAACTGCTCCTTGGAGGTGTTGCGGATTGTGGACTCTTTCCACTCCTCATCTCTCCCCGGAACTTCGGACCAATGTACCTCGACCGGAACGTATTCCGACTTTCCCTCGTTTGCGTCCATCCACATTCTGTAGAAGTGATTCATACCACAAGGGGTAGAGATGATCACCATCTTGGTGGTCTTACCAGAAGAGATGGTCGGATATGTGGATGCGAAGAACTCTTCAGCGATGTGTCTGGGAACGAATGCGAACTCGTCCAGCAGCAGCATGTTGAACGATCCACCTCGAATAGCGGAGGAGGAGGTGGATGCTGCAATGATTTTTGACCCGTTCTCCAGTTCGATAGATCCCTTGTTCCAGGCAAGAACACCCTGCTGTAAAAAGAACGGAAGGTTTTCGTATGCGAGCTGATAGCGAGCAAGGATGTCACGCGCAAGCTGCCCTTTGTTAGCCAGAATAGCACAGTTCACATTGTCGTTGAATAACGTATAGTGTAGGAAATATGCAACGACTGTTGTTGTCTTTCCTGTTTGGCGCGGGAGCTTACCGATAGTAAATCTATTGTCATGGATCGTTCGGATGATCTTCTCTTGGAAGTCATACATCTCGAAAGGAATCAGACCTTCATCCAGACTGACAATCTTGACATAGTTGCGAACGAAATAGATCGGATCTTTTGCACACTTCACATACTCTTTGATTTCGTCTGGGGTGTATTCGTGGTTGACACCCACTCTTTTTAGTAGGGGATTACCTTGATAGCCATCTTCTTCTGTTGCCATTTAATTTCCCTAACACGCCTAGCATGATTAATCCTGCTGTGATCATCATCCCAAATCCAGGTTCAGGAATGGATGTCGTTGTCCAACTTGAACATGATGTGCCTTCACATGCACGCACCATTATCCATCCATTCGGTTCTGGATGAAACACATCAATACCAAAACATCTGCTCTCGTTATCTGCTACACACAAAAGTATCTCATTTTGCGTTGGTGGTATAGAAATACCTGTGAGATTGTCAATGACAGTCAATGACTCCTGACACATATATTCTATTTCAACGAGTTGATCTTCTGTGCAATTCAACCAGACATTAGCTGCCGTTTCGTACGCTTCTAACGGATTATTTAAGTCTGGATTTCCATTAACATCCTCTATTATTTGTTGCCACTCATGGTAAGTTGGATCAGACGCATTTTCCGAATATGGTTGAACAAATCGAAAGTTTGTTATGGGCATTATTCCTACTCATCGGTTTCGACCTCAGTTGTTACATCAATCTCGTCCATCTTTCCCTTGAGAAGCTGTTGAAGCTGCTTCGTCGATCCAGTAAATAATATATTATTGGTCGTTTGGGTTTTGGGTGTTTCGTTTTTCTGACCAGTTAGTTCTCTGATCTTTGTTTGATGATCCATCAGTTTTTCTGCAACCTCAGCAGTAGACTTCATTACCGTAGCAAACACTTCATATGCTCGTGGATGATCCATTGCTTGAGCAAGCGTCAGCGCATCAGCAGTCGCAATACGACCAGACTCCAAAGCAGTCACAAGAGCATCGCGCACTTTGTTGTAGTCTTTGTATGTGTCACGCGGAATATCAAGCGCGCTCAAAATGCTATCCATCGCAGGGTCGGTTTCTTCACTTTCGACCACTACTGGTATTTGCGTTTCCTCATTTTCCATTACAGATCCTCATCAACACCTGTTATGAGATTGCGACGAGTTCCCTCTGTTGGTAGAGTGTTGTTCGCAGCATATCCCCAATCATCATCAACATCAATACTACTTAGTGGTACTGATAGAGCGATGTCTGAAGTTGGATCTCCTGCTAATGTCAATCCAGGTTGAATGTATATTCGTGAAGCAGTTGGTATTGCTTCGAGTTGATCTGGATCAATTCCTTGCGATCTTGTTCCTCTGTATTGAATACGATATGTCCAATTTGCATCAGGAGTATCAAGGAAAGGTGGGCTAACTTCGATGAGTTGTTTATCGCCATCATATGAAATAATGTTTCTCGTATTTCCTGTGATTCCTGTTGTGCCTGTTCCTTCTCCTGTGATCGTAATAAATCCAGATTGTGCGTATATGTCATCTAGTCTTGAAGCTGTATTTGCTTGAAGATATAATTGGTTTGTATTGAGAGACGCTTGAGCAAGTGTACCACTATGAAATCTAATAAAGCTGTTCGGTATAAAGAAGTCAACGTAGGCTTTTTTAATTATTCCTTTTGGTGTAACTGGACCAAATAGCATTGTTTTCATGGTAAAATTCAAAGTCCATATTAAAGTTCTTCCGCTCTCAAAGTCTCCTTCATACGCATCATCTCTTGTAATTGTATCAAGCACAATCGGTATATCAACATCAATTTCATGTTCAGTTACATTGTTTAGTGTTAGCGTAAACTCTGGAGTAAAGAATGGTAAAATCTGCTCAATAATTTTTGAACAATCCGCTGCATTTCTACCATAAATGGCCATTTCAAAGTTTAAATTATACGGAACACCTTCATACATCATCAATTTTGTGTTTCCAGTCTCATCATTGATATTAATGGAAGAGTATTTGCTCATTGTTCCAAGTTTACGTTCCGCTGCATAATTTAGAGCTACCATATCGTAGCTTATTCGAGGCAATGATGTCATAATCTGCTGTGCAAGATCGGGATCAGTAAGACGAGCATACCACTTTTCTTTGCTAGAATATGTGATAGGTATAGAAATTAAAGTATCGTCTGAACGTCTGATTTTGATATTATTAAACAGAGTTCCAAAAGCAATTACACATTTGCGAATAATGTCATGGTTGAATGGTGTGCCTAACATTAGCTGTAATCTCCAAATGGACTATCTTCACTTAGATCCAGAACAGTAACGCCATCATCTTCAATGGTTTGGTTGTCTGCAATGATTGAATCAGGCATTGCGTCTCCAGTAAAGTTTACTTCACTTGTATCTGGATTAAAGCTCTGATCAATATTAGGAATACCTGTAGTAAATCTTTCCTGCGAGTATCGGAAATCCTCACAACGTATTTCATACATTTGCAAACTTCCAACCTGATAGAAAATACTTTCATGCTCAACAAAGTTGATTTCCATGAATGTGCCTTGACGTTGAGCTGCTGTATTTGGAACAGTTAAATCAAAATAGATCAAGTCCCCCTCTTTCGGGCGAGAACGAGTTGCGCCTAGATGAACTTGCTCGGAGAGAAGATTATCAAAATCACGCATGGCAAGATTAAGTGTCAACGTCTCGCGAATCTCAAGACCAAAGCGAGTGATAATATCTCGTTCACCACCCCACCCTTCAGCGGTAGCAACATAGAATGGAAGCACATAGGCTTCATCAAAGAAGCGATCCGTGCTTTCTCCGTAGACACTATCTTCTGTTCCTTTGCGCGGAAGCCAATAGGCAGGAACTCCGTAGATGCTAATAGCTTCTACAACCAGATCCTCGATAAGCCTTTGCTCTGATGGGATGTTATATCCGAAGTAGTGGTTTTTAGGCATCTAATCACCCCATGTAAAAGTCAGTAGGCAGGGTGTACGAGTCTTTCAGTTCTTGTCGCAGACGTTCAAGGTTCTGTTGAGCTTCTTGCTTGATCGCTGGTCCATCCAGAGTGACACCACCCGGAAGCTGAATACCAGCGAACTTGGATAGATTCTGCCCCCATTGTTCTCGTACCAGCTCTGTCACATATTCCTTCAGCCATAAATCACCGTAGACTTTTGTATAGCTAGTTGGATCAACAATCTTGAACGCCTCAACAACGATATAATCATCGACACTAACATCTGTTTCCCAATCCCAGTCGATATTCAATTTGTTCATGTGCCGAGTAAATCGAATAGGAGCAA